TTTTTCCGTCCATAATGGATTGTGATATATAAGATAAATCAAAGTCAATCAATATTCTTGATACATTTCCTACCGTACCATTATTGTTTACAACTTTATTAATTTCTAATATTTCATCAAATCCTGTATTTATTGATGCGGTTGTTCCACCTGAATAAATTGTCGCATCTCTTTTTCCAAATTCAAAATAATGCATTACCTATCTCCCACTACTTTACCCTCAATATCACTATTAGGGAACTTCAATTCAAATATACTTGGGTCTAATGAAGGATATATAACTCCCTCTTGTGATGCGGTTCTTATATCATAAACATTACCACTATACCCATTTTGGACCGAGTGTTTGTTTTCAATCAATATTAAATCTTTGTTTGGATTGTTGACTTCTGGTGGAACTAATGATACAACTCCGTCCACTAATGAAATCTGATATGCTAAATCACTTAGAACAATCGGTTGATTTATTTGCCATTTGTCTGGTGCAAAAAAGTCTTTTACCACTTGTATTGATTTAAACAATACATCATTTTTATTATAACCTCTTTTCACAATAATATTAAACTTAGCACTAATGTTAATAACATATCCGTCTTTTATATTGATTGCGTCTGTCATTATTCTATATTGTGAAAGATATATTTTTAAATTTTGTTTTACCGCTCTATTCAATGCTACTAACTTTTTATTAACATCATAACCCAACAAATACATATTCAATGCTAATGGGTTTGGTTGTTTTGTAGCTGTTCTTGTATCGATAACTTGTCCGTCAATAACTTGTAATTGTCCGTCAGTTTCTAATTGTTCGTCTTGAACAATATATGCTTTTGCAATATTACCATATTTTTGTGGTAATGAATAAGCTCTTGTAATGTAGTCTGCTTTGGTTACTGCTCTATTTTGTGCATTAAAATATGCAGCAGCATTTTCTTTTATTTGTGTAAGAGTTTCTGATGATGAACCGCCAGATGCTGGTGATTCATTTACAATTTTAATACTTTCTTCTGCAGCAGTTTTCTTTGTAGCGTCTAACCCCTCAGTAGAAATGGTATAAATTTTTCTTGAAAAACTTATAATACTATTACTTGCTACATTATGTTCAACTGCTCCACCATAATTATACTCTACGGTCAATGTGGTATTGCTTGGTGCCAATCCAAATGTTTGTGTTTTTAAAAAATTACTTGGGTCAAATGACTCATCTAATCTTGATACACCTTGACCTAATGATGAACCAACATTATCAGGATTAGGAATAATTTCTTCATCTGCATTATCACTAATACCTGAACCAAATCTCAATTCCATTTTATTATCATCACGAATATAAGTTGTAAATCGTCTTGATGATTTTATTAATTTTAACAAGTAAGGTGTGTCTGTTTCAAACTCGCCTAAATCAGGGTCATTAAGAGTTGTGTTTTGTTCTGTTTCAAAAATTGTGTCTTGTGCTAAAAATGGAACTTCATAGTATTTGTTATTAGCACTATCTGTTACTGATACGATTTCTGTTACTTTCTCGTTTGATAAAACTATTTTGTCAAACTCCTTTGCATTATTAAAAGTAAATTCTTCTGATTCTCTTATACCGGATTGTCCTAATACCTTTTTAGTTAATCTAAATAATGTAGGAACATTACCTGAACCTGGGTCTAACAATTGAACTTCCATTCTGTCTAATGAACTTGACGCTTTAAAATTAACATCATCTAATAAAGTAAATTCTGTTCCATTGTCTGCAACTACGGTTGAGTTAGCACTTAATACACCTGCGTAATCTAAATCGGCTTGAAACTCTCCACCAACACTTTTAGCAGGGACTTCAACACTTACAGTTAATTGAACTGATGCTGGTGTTGCCAATTTAGGTTTGTATCCATAAGATTGTGCAATAGCTAAAACATTTTTTCTTTCTTCTGCAAATTGTAAAAGTGTTTCTCTAAATTGATTATCAACATAGTAATTTAATACATCGCCAACATACGATGCCATTTCAACAAACATCATACCTGGTGATGCTTCATTGAAATCATTGTATTGGTTTGGGAAATAGTTTTTCGCAAACTCAATTAAATTGTTTCTTATGTCTGTAAAATCTCTACCGAGATAATTTACTTCTTTACTAACTAACTTTTTATTTGTACCGTAATCTGGCATTTTTAATCTCCAATTCTAAAGTCAAAATTTAATACTTCAATAGCGTCAGGATTTAAAGGAACTGAAAACTCAATTGAAACATTAACTTGATTATCTTGTTGTTTAGTGAAAACATTTTCTATATTAATATATGCTAAAAATTTATCAACCGCTGAACGAATAGCTTCTTCTATTCTATTTGGAATATCCTCACCTTGTTCAAATACAATTGATTTTAATTGAGAGCCAAACTCTGGTTGAAATATTCTTTCACCTGGTGTTGTTAATAACAAGTTTTGTAAATTAGCTTTTGATTGTTCTAAGATAGTTTTTGTTTTATAGAAAAATCCCTCTGGACTATGGTCCAATGGAAATCTTATTCCAACATACTTGTCTTCATTTCTATCTATTTCTCTTACACTTCTTGCCATTGTTTACCTTTATGGTCTAAAGTTCTCACCACTTTTCTTTTTATTTATTGCTTTCATCAAACCAGAATAATCACGAGTCAATGCATTTTGAACATCTTCTGGCACTTGGTCTACTGAAACACCAGCTTTCTTGATTGAATCAACTGCTGCCATTTCTCTAGCTTTCTCTTTATTCTGTCCTCTACCTAAGTCTCCATAACCTAATACTTCTGCCATATTGTCAGAACCTAACACTCCACCGCCCAATGTAGGATACTCATCAGTTTCCTGTTGTCCTAATGGTTTAGTGTTATTCAATACTTCGTTTAACGCTGTGTTTTTCGTGTATTGTTTTTTAGATTTTTTCTTTGCTACTTTTGGTTTAGAAATAGTTTCTGATAAACTTATTTCTTTTTCGTCATTAATAAATATCTCAGTCATCTGTTTTTTAACTTCTTTACGGACAACTAATTCTATTATTTTTATTAACTCTTTTTTATTCATTATTGCTCCTATTTGTTAAATTTAAAATCTTTCCATACATTTTTAATTGTTCTACATCTCCCTCTACACTACCTTGTTCTGCAATATAATCTTCAAGAAGTCTGAACACTCCATTTTCTCTTGCTCTCGGTATATCTCCACCACCCACACTTTTATCTTGTGCGATAGCTAATGCGTCATTAGCTCCTGGTATTTGGTCCCTTTCTTCTGCTGGTATATTTTCTAATATAGCGAGTAAATCTTTTCTATCACCAGCGTCTATTCCTGCAGAAATTTGATTTGCCCTTTCTAATTTTGCTTCATTATCGTTTTTAAAATTCTCTGCTTTTTGGATAGCTCCCTCTATGTCTTGTGAGAATTCATCAATATCCCCAACCACATTCAAAAGACTCGCTGGTATTGGTAGTGATGCTTTTATCTCTCCGATTGTTTTAGTGGTTAATATATTTTGTTCTAAAAATTCTAAATTCAATGTTGCTTCAACAAAGTTTTTTGCACCCTCTAAACCTTTGACTATATCTTTCACACCAGAAGGTAGAGTTGCTGGATTAGATAGTTTAGGAACACCAACGGTAAATGCTTGGAATAATTTTTGTATTCCCATTGTTTGTTTCAAAAATCCTGCCATATTTAAATCTGGAAATGGAATACCCTCTTTGGTAAGATTAACTATTTGTCCATTACCACTTTCTTTAATATCAAATTCTATTTTACTATTTCTTGGGTTTAGTGTAATTTTATCCTCAGATGTAATCAATACATCACCTTGATTTGATTGTAAATTAATATCCTTACCGGCTATCAAATCAATTGTATCATTAACACCAACCAAAAATTTGTCAGATAATATTTGAACTCTTGGTTCTTCAACATTGGTCATTGATAATACTGAACTATTATTATTTATTTCAATAGAACCTGTATTCTCAATATTTCCTATATTAATAAAATTACTAAATCTTCCTTGAAATAAAGTATCACCAGTGTTAACTCTTGCTGGTGTTGGAAA